GAGCGCATGCTAAAGAAGCAGTAAATGCTATGTTAGGTAAAATTAATCCAATAGAAAATGATATTTGGAGACATACCAATAGTTCTTTACAAGCTTTAAATGTTCTTACTCTACTAGGTATGGCTGTCTTTGCTTCTGTTCCAGACGCAGCTGGGCCTATCCTACGTACTAGAAACTTTGACTTAAAAATAATAGCTCGAAACTTATATCAAGCTGTGGGTAATAAAAATGAGGGAGCAGAACTTGCTAAGTCAATTGGTGTTAATGGCGTACAAGCTGCAGCTACAACTATTCTATACTCTGGTGAGTTAGATAGCGCTTACGATTATTCTAAAAATATAAGTGACAGATGGTTTAGAGTTACTCAGTTAGAACGTTGGACTATCTTTACTAGGAAGTTTGCAGCTGGTATGGGTAGAGATTTCTTATTGAAACACCAAAAAATAGTTGAAAACGGAGTTCCAGGCGACTTCAAAACATTAGAATCAAAACGATTTTTAAAAGAATTAAATCTCACCGCCGAAGATGTAAAAGCTTGGGATGGTAAAAACATAGACAATCACCCTAAAATAAAAACTGCTTTAGGCAGATTTGTTGATGAGGCTATTGTTAGACCAAACGCTGCAGAAAGACCTATTTGGGCTTCTGATCCTAATTTTGCTTTAGTGTGGCAACTTAAGTCTTTTTACTATGCGTATGGTAAAAACATAGTAGGTGGTTTGTTTAGAGAAGGAGAAACACGATTTGGACGCGAAAACAGAATATCAGCAGCTGTAGCCCCTTTACTATTTGGTGCAGCACTTTTACTACCCCTAACTATGTTAGGTTGGGATTTAAGAGAAAGATTTAAGATAGGGCTGTCTTGGTTGTTACCTGGCGTGTCTCCACAAGATACTAATTACAGGGCTTCTAGGTCTATGTCTAGCGGAGAGTACTGGTCTGAGGTAGTAGATAGATCGGGGGCATTGGGCCCTTACGCACTAGCCTTGCCTTTATTTATGGAAGATAAAAGATACGGCAATCCTTTCTTTATTCCTATAGCAGGACCAACCGCCGAAAGAGCTTGGGACGTAATGACTTTAGATACAGATTTTTTTGACTTTGTACCAGCGTACAGTCAGCTAAACACCTCCAAGTTTAACTTGAGAGAAAATTAATATGGTAGAATAAATTATGGCATATTCAGACACAATAAAGTTAGTAGTAGGGGACACATTACCGGAACTTACTTTTAATTTAAAAGACAGTAATACCGCAGCTTCTGGAGCTACGTTGGACGTAGAAGATAGTTCAACATGGGCTCCTATAAATTTAACGGGCGGGGCTGTCAAATTAAGGATTAGAGAAGTAGGTTCTACTACAGTCTTAAAGACAATAACTGCCACCCTCTCTGCGCCTTCTTCTGGTACGTGTACGTTAATATTCCCATCAGGGACTTGGACAACGGCAGGTACTTTTGAAGGAGAGTTAGAGTTTACTAAGTCAGATGGCAACATTCAGACTGTACAAGACCTAGTTAAGTTTAAAGTCCGTGACGACTTTGATTAATGGCATTCAAGTTTACCGTAGACTACCAACAGCTACGGCTGATAATTCAGACAGACTCCACTGAGTCTGTAAATTTATTTCAACATTTAAGAGCTACTGTAGCTTCTATAGATCTTAAACAGATTGTAGCTTTTCAACAGCTTACAGCTGCAGATATAAGATTAGATCCTGACACTAAAAATCTTTATTTTCTTGTTGGACATCCAAATGCTGAAAGCCTTAGTTTAACTGACGCCCCAGCTTTAACTTTTGTAACTACTAAAACAGAAACGGTTGCTATAGCAGAAGAAGCAGCGCTTGCTTTTGCTAGCGGTAAATCAGATACAGTTAGCGTGTCTGAATCTTTAAGCAAGGTAGTTCAGTACGTAAGGGCTTTTAGTGAGACCCCTACCCTTAGCGATTCACCAGCGATTGCTTTTAGTACAGCGTTTAGCGACAGTAGCTCAATAAGTGAAGCCGCTGCATTAGGCATTGAGCCAACAAAAAGCGACACTTTATCTTTTAGTGATTCAGAAATACTTAGCATTAACCCTGCTAAAAGTGAAACTGTATCGGTATCTGATACACCGGCATTTAGTCTTAGTGTGCCGCACTCTGAAACAACAACTATATCTGAAGCCAAGGCATTAGCTGTAGCCAAACCAATACCGACAGGGGGTACGGTTACTTATACGGTAACAGTTGCTTCAGCAACAAACTCTTATGGTTCGGGTAATAAATATCATATTGATGGGGTTAATAGCCCAGCACTAACGCTAGATGTAGGTAAAACTTATAGGTTTGATTTATCCCATTCTACTGTAAGTGGGCATCCATTAAGGTTTTCAGAAACAGCAAACGGCTCACATGGCGGGGGTTCCGCATACACAACAGACGTAACTGTAAACGGTACGCCAGGGTCTTCCGGGGCGTACGTAGAGATAGAAGTTTCCGGATCTACACCAGGATCTTTACATTACTATTGCACGAATCATAGTGGTATGGGGGGTGCAATTACCGTGCAAGTTCTTGAATCTGTGGTAATGTCCGAATCGTTTAGTCGTACAGCCGCTTTTGTACGGGCTTTTTCAGACAGCTACGCGCTTGATGATGTAGCAAGTGCGTCTGATGATCTACAAACAGATGTAACCATTAACAAAGGTAATGTTGTAGGTGTTGGTGATAGCGACCCTGCCATTGCTTTTTCAACCAGTGCTGCAGATACCCCTACAATCACAGAAAGTCTTGCTTATTCTTTCTCAACATCCTTTAGTGAGACTATAAGTTTAGCTGATGTCTTTGCTTCTGGCCCTGATAATGTTTATACAGACAGCACTTCTATCTCGGAAAGTTTAATACATAGTCTTGGCAAATCATTATCAGATAGTGCTACAATAACAGAGTCGATAAATGTGGAGTTAATCCTCGGATCAAACAGTGTTCTTAACACCTCTGCATTTAACACTAGTGTATTAAACTAAAATTGGAGAAATTTTATGATAAACGACGGTTTAAAACTTACAGGTAAGTTAAAAATTGCTCTTAATGGAGAGACTGTTCAAGAAATCGATAACCTTGTGGTTACTGATGGAAAAGAATATGTTGCCTCTAGAATGAAAGACGCTTCCGCAACTGCTATGTCACACATGGCTATTGGAAGTGGTTCTACTGCAGCTGCAGCTGGTAATTCCGCTTTAGGAAGTGAACTAGGTCGTGTTGCATTAACTAGTACTGCTGTATCAGGCGCTGTTGTAACTTACACAGCTACTTTTGCTGCAGGCACTGGTACAGGTGCTGTAACTGAAGCTGGTATTTTAAATGCCTCTTCTTCAGGTACTTTACTTTGTAGAACTGTGTTTTCAGTTGTAAATAAGGGTTCGTCTGACTCAATGACAATTACTTGGACTGTAACAGTTAGTTAATTTTAAGGAGTTAGCTAAATGGCTGTTAAGTTCACCAACAACGCAGCAACAACACTTGCCGCAGGAATCAATAACAGCGTCACAAGCATTGCTGTAACAGATGGTTCTGTCTTTCCTACCATAACTGGTAGCGATTATTTTTACGTAACTTTTGATGATGGTACCAATAAGGAAATTGTTAAGGTAACAGCAAGAAGCAGTAATACACTTACTGTAGTTAGGGGGCATGATAATACAAGCGCACGTGCATTTAGCTCTGGAGATAAAGCAGAACTAAGAATTGTTGCGGCTTTATTATCAGATGTCATAGCTGGGGTAGGTTCCTCTGCCTTAAATGTTGATACTTTTAGCGGAAATGGAAGCACAACTGCTTTTACCCTAACCACTACTCCTGCGGGCGAAGATAACCTAATCGTTTTTATTGAAGGTGTCTATCAGAACCCTGCAGATTTTACTTTATCGGGAACTACTCTTACCTTTGATGTTGCACCTGCTAATGGCCGTAATATTATTGTTTACCATGTAGCTGCACTAGTTTCTGGTAATAATTTAACTCACAATCAATTTACTTGTAACGGAAGCACTACAGCTTTTACTTTAAGTCTTGCACCAATACATGAAAATAACACCCAAGTATTTTTAAATGGAGTTTATCAACATAAGGATACGTACGCAGTTTCCGGCACAACCTTAACATTAGACACGGCACCAGCGAATGGTGTGATTTTAGAGGTAATGTCATTTACCCAAACTGATGTAAATACTCTACCTGCATCCTTCGTGTCAGGTTTAACACAAGTTACAGCTGTAGGTGCGGACCATTTTATGATATTTGATGCTACTGACAGTCAGTTAAAAAAATCTTTAGTATCTGATGTTTTAGAATCAGCTACTTCTATAAGTTCAAGTGCAGACGCTACAGCTATTACAATTGATTCAAGTGAAAATGTAGCCTTTACCAATAATGTAACGGTAAGTGGGTTTGTAGATGCTACTAACTTTAAAATTAACGGAGCCCAAGGATCAGACGGGCAATTATTAACATCTACTGGATCTGGAGTAGCGTGGGAAGACGCACCGGCCAGTGGACCATCAAAAGGATTAGCTATAGCTTTTAGCTTAATCTTTTAATTATAAAGAGGAAATAAAATGGCAACACCAAATATAGCAAACGTAGCAACAGTAAAACCAGTATTTAAAGCTGGTGTACTTGGCACTTCTGCTGCTGACATATGTGATGTACCAGCAGAGTCCTGTTATAAAATAGACAGCATTTATGTAAGTAACGCTGATGGTACAAATACTGCCACCTGTGAAATTTCGATAAGTGCTGATAATGGAAGTAACAATTACACCTTGTGTAAAGCACTCGTTGTACCGCCCGGAGCAACAATTGCATTGTTAACTACCCCACTATTTTTAGATGAAACAGACTTAATAAAAGGACATGCTAGCGCCGCTAGTGATGTAAATTATCACATCTCAGGCACAGAACTTATAGATTAATGATTAATACCTTTGACGTGTATGCTTCGGATTTGCAGACAGCAATGAATATGTTGAAATCAGCTGGTGCTCATTACTATACAAAACCTAATGCAGGTTCTTACAGCATAACGGACGTTGAAAAAGGAATAAAATCAAACGAATATAACAGAGCATACGCACCGACATCTGATTATAGAGAGCAATCAGTACAAACAAATGGACAAAGAAGTGCAGTAATATTAACGGGCAGTTTATATCTCAATGGTAATTTTGCAGGTATGTATGACTATGCGTACATTAATGGCAACACAACTATAGACACAGAAGAGTATCCTAGACCAAACCATTGGTTTACAGATAACATGGACACCCACTGGGCGTTAGTATGTGTAGATGGAACTTTAACAACCGGTCAAAGAAATATAATAAAACCACCAGTCAGAAAATTAGGTTTTGTATTACACACTGATGGTGATTTTACGCATGACGGACTTATATCAATGACAAACAGAGGTGCTAATCATAGTGGTACAGGTAATTCTATGGGATATACAGCACCAGTTGCTATACCAGTCAAAAGTGGTGTAACCATACCCGCAGCAGGCGGGGCAGGTGGCGCTCGTAAGACACAAACATCAGCAGGTGCTAACCAAAAAAATGATGGTGGTACAGCTACAAATGGAACAGGTGGTGGTGGGAGTGGCGCTTGTTTTCCTGTAGTTAGTGTAACATCATTAGTATCTGGAGCAGGGGCAGCTGGCACTTGTTTTTCAGCAGGCCCAGGTGGTGGTTCTGCTATGCAATATCATGCTTCTACAAGTGGGGCTGATCAATCAGGCGAAACCATGGACGCGATAGCCAATGGCGGGGCAGCCGGAAACGCTATTGACAGGTCAAGTGTTTACGGACAAATGGGCGGATCAGGCAATCCTGCAGGTTGCATAAGGGGTTCAGATGCTACAACAAATTTAAATTTTTGGGGCGGTCAAAGTGCTAATACTAATCCAACCCCATTTCACTTTTATGGGTATGGAGAAGATGTAAATATTGAAGATAAGAGAGCAGCAATAGGAAACAGCTATTATCTTTCAAGACCGTATTCACCGATAGACAATACCTTTGACGGCACCGCAGGGTGTTTATACATCTTTGTAAACGGAACATGGTCAGGAACAGGCAAGGCATATTCACAGGGTCAAGGAACAGGTAATGCTCATGACGGCGTTTCAGGCGCAGGTGGAGGCTGTACTGGTGGTGGAGTTGTTTGCATACTTTCAGATAGCACTTCAGGTGGGCCTAGTTCAGTTGTATCAGGCGGACCTGTAGGAAACAATTATGGTGGTGGCGGTGGTGGTGCAGGCTCAGCTATAAGAGGTACATTCTAATGGCGAAATACTTTGTCCATAATAATGAACAGGAATTGACCATGGGCAGTCCCTATCATAATTTATTAGGTAATGTACCATCAGGTTGGACAGTAGTTGAATATCAAAACGAGGGCGAGCAAGCAGATGTTTCTGATGCAGCTTTAGCTATAGAGTCTGAGGCAGGATTAACTATAACTGGGACACCCTCTATTGTAGTGGAACTCAGTTGTTATGTAGGGCTAAGAGATTCAAACGGAGATGAGGTTACAACCAAAGCTAACAAATGGATCTGTATTCCAGTTAATCCATCAGGTAGCTGGACAACTATAACTGATTCTATGACAGAGTGGGTGGCTATGGACGACCAAGCTCATGATGACTTAATAGCTATGGGCAAACCATCGTAGATGTTAGAATCGTGATAAACTTTAATTATAGATAATGAGGAATAAACTATGGCAAACACAAAGGTAACACAGGAACTTATAGCAGATGATGCTGTAGGCGCAGATCAATTGGCGGCAAGCGCCGTGGTAACAGCTTCCGTAGTTGACGCAAATATTACAACTGCCAAGATAGCAGATGATGCAGTAACAGGAGCAAAGATAGAGAACGCAGTAACGATTGCCACATCAGCAACCTCACCGCTTATGGTGGCAACTACAAGCGCAAGGATTACACAGGTAGCATTGACAGACGGCACTGTGTCTTGGGACTCTGTGGCTGCAGCTAATGCATTTTTATTACTGGAAGAGAACAGCACCATATCCGCACCAAGTAACTCCGTAGAGGGCGCAATCATAACCATAGAGATTGCACAACACGCCACAAGTGGTCCTTATACCGTTGCATGGAACACAGCTTTTGAATTCGCTGCATCAACAGCACCAACCATGACCGCCACAGATGCGAAAACTGACATCTTCAGTTTCAGATACAACGGCTCGGTATGGCAGGAGATCGGCAGGGTGCAGAATCTAGCACAGACCTAACATGGAAAGCCTGCAGAGAGTTGCGAACAGGGGTAGCGTATCTACTGGTCCTTATCAGATTGATAACTCTTATAAAAACGAAGCAGATAATACTGAAAGAATGTATCGTCCTTGGGGTGCAGGTGGCGGTAATAGTCAAACTTTTACAGTAAGCCTTTGGGTAAAAAGAACAGAACTAGATACCCAACAATATATTTGGGGTGCAGGCACAGGTGGCACTAATTTTTTCTTAGTTAGTTTTGAAAGTGATAATACAATGCGGGTAAGGTCGCATGTTTCTAGCTCAGACCAAGCTGTGTATATAACTAACAGACTTTTCAGAGACACTTCAGCGTGGTATCACATAGTTACTGCTGTAGATACAACAAACGGAACAGCTGGAGATAGACTAAGAATTTATATAAATGGTGTTGAAGAAACTTCTTTTTCTACAGAAACAAATTTTAGTCAAAATGACAGCACTATGCACAATGCAAATAGTAGCTATATGGAGATAGGCACTGTTATTGGTGAAGCAAATAGATTTTGTGGTTACATCTCAGAGGTTATTTCTATATCAGGCAGTCAATTAGCACCAACAACTTTTGGTGAATTTGATAGTGATACTGGTATATGGATTCCCATAGAATACACAGGCAGCTTTCCACAGAACTCAGTCTTTTTAGAATTTAAAGATTCTTCAAGTTTAGGTACGGATACAAGTGGGAATGGTCAAACTTTTACACTTCAAAACATAACAGCAGCCGACCAAGCAACTGACACACCTACTAATAATTTTGCAATAATTAATCGTTTGTTTAAATATCCATCATCACAAGTAATAAATGAAGGGGCAACAAAGGTTGCAAGAAGTAGCGGTTCTGGATTAAACAAAACTTTTATTTCAACTATTGCTGTAACTGCTGGAAAATGGTACGCAGAATTTAAACCAACAGCAGGGGGGAGTAATTATGTTGTTGGAATTATGCCTATTGATACAGCATCAACTGTTGATTTGGACTCTAATCACCTTGGAAACGGTGATTATGCTGGAAGTCTCGGATATTACAGTGCAGGTGGGTCTATGTTAGCGGCAGGTAACTCTGCTAATGGCTCATTCGGTAACTCTTATACAGGTGATGATATTATTGGAGTAGCTTTAGACATGGACAATAGAAAAGTGTATTTTTCTAAAAATGGAACTTATCAAAATTCGCAAGACCCAACAAACGGAACTAATGCCATTACCCTTACAGATACAAGTGATGGTTATCACATAGGTTTTACATATGATACAAGTGGAACAGTAGAATGTAATTTTGGTGGTTATCATGTTAATACTCTTTCAAGTGCAGCAGCAGACGAAAATGGGTTTGGTTCTTTTGAATATGCACCACCAACAGGATATTTGGCACTTTCCACACAAAATTTAGGCTCAGACGGAGGATAAATGGCAGCTTATACAACAATAGACGACCCTTCAGCATTTTTTCAAACTGTTCTTTGGACTGGTAATACATCAGCACCAAGAAGCATAACCAATGATGGTAATAGTAATTTACAACCTGACTGGGTTTGGGGAAAAAATAGAACTACTGCTGGTACAGACCACGAAGTATATGATTCAAATAGAGGCACTGGAACTAGCTATAATTTAAAAACTAGTAGTACAGCAGTAGAAGGAACTTCAACCACTTATGGTCAATTAACAGCTTTTGACACAGATGGGTTTACAGTTAATGCTGGTGGAAGTAATGATGATTTTTGGAATGAAAATGGTTCAGAGTTTGTAGCTTGGCAGTGGAAATGTGCAGGTGGTACTACAAGCACAAATAATGATGGTGCTGTTACATCAACAGTTCAAGTTAATTCTACAGCAGGATTTTCAATTCTAACTTACACCATGAACAGTAATTCAAATGAAACAGTTGGTCATGGATTAGGAGTTGCACCTGATATTGTTATTACAAAAGCAAGACAAAGAGGAGATTCAAATGGTTTTTGGGCTGTTTATACAACTAAAATAGATGGCTCATTAGATTATCTAAAATTAAACACAACAGATGCAAAATCAAATAGTTCTCTTTCTGCACCTACATCAACAGTTTTTACAGGTGCAGGTAGTAGCACAGCTTCTTATAGAAGTTTTGTAGCTTACTGCTTTAAAAGTATTCAAGGCTATAGTAAGTTTGGTAAATATACAGGTAATGGAAATACAAATGGTCCATTTATTTATACAGGCTTTAAACCTGCTTTTGTCATACTTAAAGGAAGTAGTGCTTCAGGTTCATGGTATATGCTAGACAGCAAAAGAGATGTAGATAATGTTGCAAATCATGCGGTAGAAGCACAATCAAGTGCGGCAGAATATACTAACTATAACTTTATAGATATGCTCAGTAATGGCTTTAAGTTAAGACTAGGAACTTCTGAAGTAAACACTGATGGAAATTCATACATCTACATGGCATTTGCAGAAAATCCATTCGTAACATCAACAGGTATTCCAACAACAGCAAGATAGAGGTAAGATAATAATATGTGGGCATTAGTAGAAAGCAATACAGTAACAAAGGTCTTTAACAGACCTACAGCAATAACGATAAGCGATACGCAGTATCCTGCTAACACTATGAGCAGTTGGACTGCAACGCAATTGAAAGCGATAGGCTTGTACGAAGTTATAATTGACAACAGCAATTATAAAGACCCTCAATACTACATCAACACAGATCAAGAATTCACATACGCAAGCAACAAGGTGACTGCAAGCTATGGTACTGCAACAGCTAGATCATTAGATGATGTTACAGTAGACGGTGTAGTAACAAGGGGGCTTAAATATAACCACAAGCTAATAATATCAAATCAAGCATATAGCCTTCTGCAACCTAACGATTGGTTGGTCGTGAGAAACCAAGAAGCAGGCACGGCAATACCTAGCGACTGGACTACTTACAGAAGTGGTGTAAGGACTGCAGTAACGGATATGCAGGCAAAGATAGACGCAGCATCAGATGTGGACGCATTGGCAGCACTCTATGTTTACAATGACGATGATCCACCAGTCAGACCTTTGGGCGAGTTTCCAACACCGCCGGTAAGTTAAAATGGCTACGGCAAAAGAATCAATGGCAAAAATAGCAGCGCACGAACGTGAGTGTTCTGTACGATATGAAAACATAGAAAAAAGATTAGATAGGGGCGCAGATAAGTTTGAAGCTATGGACGCAAAGTTTACTAGATATATAGTAGGTCTTTATATCCTAATTATAGCGGCCAGTGGTATTGATAGAGTCTTTTCTTAAACACACAATTAAATAAGGAGTATTTAAATGGAAGATAATAAGATAAAAGAAATAAATTTTGATGGTAACACTTATAGCATTGAAAATTTAACACCTAGAGGAATCGAAGCTCTTAACACATTATTTAAAGGCCAACAAAAACTAAACGATCTTGCTATGAAAGTTAGATTAACGCAAGCAGGTATATCTACGTTGACCGAAGATCTTAGAATTATTTTAAAAGAAGATAAAATAAAACCTACTGTTAAAGTAGAAAAAGATAAAAAGGGGTAATTATGGATATTGAAAAATGCAAAGCAGAGATTAAACGTCACGAAGGCGAAGTCTTAGAAATATATGAAGATAGCTTAGGCTATAAAACATTAGGCGTAGGCCATTTGTGTCAACCAGGCGATCCAGAATACGATTGGGAAGTGGGCACACCCGTAACTCAAGAAGTAGTAGATCTATACTATGAAGATGATTTTAAAAAACATCTTGATGAAGCAATTCACGTGTACGGTTCAGAAGAAGAGTTTTACAGTTTGCCCGAAGATATACAACACGTGTTAGTAAACATGTGTTTTAATTTAGGTGGCACGAGAATGTCTAACTTTCGAAATATGTTGTCAGCTTGTAGAGAGCATAACTGGGAAAAAATGGCTGCTGAAATGGAGGACAGCAGGTGGTTTAAACAAGTAGGAAGAAGGAGTCTAGAACTACAAGCATTAGTTCTTAATACTGTATAATGAAAAAATGGCTTACTATAAACTTATTACATTCGGAGGTCTTGCACCTAGAATATCGCCACGTCTTTTAGGAGATACACTTGCTCAAACAGCAACCGATGTAAATCTTGAAAACGGCAGGCTAGTTCCTGTCAAAGATAATTCTACTACTAATCCTTCTAGTGGAGTTTCTACCTTAGCTAGTACAACTAAAAATGCAATATTTAAATACACAGACGACCCTGAACGTTGGCTACAATTTGAAGATGATGTAAATGTCGTGCGTGGACCGGTGCCAGGGGATACCAACGACACGATTTATTGGTCGGGTGAAGCATTCCCTAAAATGGGTAGAAGTTCTGATGTTATTGGCTCTGCGCCCTATCCCAGTGGTTTTTATAGATTAGGGATACCTGCGCCAACTGCAGCACCCACTGTGGCAGTAGCAGCCGCAACAACTATAAATGCAACTGTTACTGTAGATAATGGAGAAAGTTCTATAACTGTAACTACAGCCAGTGCTCATAGTGCGGCAGTGGATGACTATGTAACTCTTGCTAGTTTTTCTGCTACTGGAGGTATAACTGCGGATGAAATAAACAATACTTTTAAAATAAAAACAGTCCCAAGTTCTACAACTTTAACCGTAGAAACAAGTGGCTCAGGTTCCAGCACAGCTACTTCTAGTAGCGTAACAAACGGTGCGGCTTTTAATGGACCTTCTGACGCTCTATTAGATTTTTCTACTTCTTACGTATATACCTTCGTGAGTGCGTACGGTGAAGAAGGGCCGCCTTCTGCCGCTTCTACTGTTGTAACCACCGATGATAACCAAAAAGTAAATTTAAGTAATTTAGAAACTTCTAGTGGTAAAAGCAACACCAACCTATCTAAAAAACGTATTTACAGATCAAATACGGGTTCAAATACAACTGATTTTCAATTTGTTGCTGAAGTTAATTTAAATGTAACTACTTATACAGATACTTCTAGCAATGCAGATTTAGCAGAAATTATTCCGTCCACGTTTCATATTGCGCCTCCAGATGATGACACGAGTCTGTATCCTGACGGGCCCATGAAAGGTTTGGTTAGTTTGCCTAATGGCATATTAGCTGGCTTTACGGGCAAACGTGTTTGTTTTTCTGAACCTTTTTTACCTTATGCTTGGCCTGCATCTAATAGAATAACTATCGAAGAAGAGATTGTAGGTATAGCTGTAACTAGCAATGGGGTGGTGGTAGGTACAAAAGCCACACCATATTTAGTGACAGGAACAGAACCTAGATCTATGGCTGCTATACGTATAGATTCTTCTGAGGCCTGTTTAAATAAAAACTCTATGGTTGATATGGGGGATTATGTTATCTACGCAGGTCCAGATGGTTTAGTAGCGGTAGAAGGCACTCGTGTGTCTGTTATAACTGAGTCTCTAATCACACCTTCACAATGGCAGTCTAGCTATTACCCAAGTACTATAAGAGGGTTTTTATGGGAAGGTAGATATGTAGGCTTTTTCTCTACAGGCAGTGGTTATGGTGGGTTTATATTTGACCCTCGTTTAGTTCGACAAGGCACTAGTAGGTCTTTATCACCTGCAGCTTTAGTAAACTTAGACGCTAGTGCTGAAATACGTGGGGGGCATACAGACCCGGACGACAGTCAGTTATATTTAATTATAAGTAACACGATTAAAAAGTTTCAAGGCGATAGCAGTACTAACTTAACGTATAATTGGAAATCTAAAGAGTTTGTACCTCCTGCTCCTATGAGTATGGGTTTTGCTAAAGTGCAAGCACAAACCTATCCAGTAAGAGTCAAAGTATATGGAGATGGTAGTGTTATATATAATGCGGTTATAGCTACCTCTGGCAGTGCTTTTACGGTCACAGGCACAACCCCCAGTTTTAGCTCAACTAATATAACAGAACCAATTGTAAGACTGCCTGCCAGTGTGCATAAAACGTTTGCAGTAGAAGTCGAGGGAGCAACTATAGTAGATGAAATATGTTTAGGGCAATCTATAGATGAACTAAAACAAATATAATGAGTAAAGCGACTAAACTTCCTGGTTTAAAAAATATACCGGCTAGCACAGAGCCGGAGTTACGAGGCTCATTACAGGCCATGAAAGAGGCCTTAGCAGTTAGACTAGGGCAAGAAGGCGACCCATTAGATAGAGCTATAACACTACGAGAGTTAATAGACTCTGGTATGGCTAAAAAACTTACAAACAAAAAGTTTGATCCAGCTACGACTACAACAGATTTTATAGCAAATGAAAGCGCAACAGAAGATTTATCTATACCTCCTGCACCTACAGGGCTAACTGCATCTTCCACATTCACAGAAGTTATAATAGACTGGAATCCTGCTACTTACTCTAACCACGCTTTTACAGAAGTTTTTAGATCTAGGGACGACGAAATTGGTGGGGCTCAGTTAGTAACAACTACTAACTCTTTTATAACTACAGATGTAGTAGGATACAACCAGACTTATTATTATTGGGTTAGGTTTGTAAGCACGGCTGGAGTTAGAGGTCCTTTCAACGGTACAAACGGATCTAAGGCAGACACTTTAGAAGATATATCTGCAGTCATGACGCAGTTAAGTCAAACTTTGGCTAATTTGCCTGGGTACTCAGTATTAACAAGCGCAGATACCACAAATGCTACAAACATTGCTACAGTGACCAGCGATGTAAGTACACTACAAACAACAGTAAATAGCCACGCATCAACTCTAACAAGCCATACATCTAGTATTAACAGCAATACGTCTAATGTAACTAGCCTAACTTCAACAACTGCAAGCCATACTGGAGATCTTAACGCAATGTTTGTATTACAAGCATCCACAGAATCAAATGGTAGTAAATCAGTAGCAGGCATGGTTATTGGATCTAATGCAAGTGATGGGGCAGGAGCTCAGTCTCATGTGCAATTTTTAGCTGACAAGTTTGCTATATGGAATGGCACTAATGCAGAGGTAGCGCCATTTATTGTGAGTGGTGGTTCCGTATTTATAGATAGTGCACGTATACAAGATGGAGCTATAACAACCGCACGTATAAATGACGCAGCTGTGTCTAACGCTAAAATTGCGGACGCAACTATACAAACCGGTAAAATTGCGGACGCTCAAATTACAACGGCTAAAATAGCGGACGCAAATATCACATCGGCTAAAATTTTAGATGCTAATATTACAACGGCTAAGATAGCGGATGCACAAATAACCGAAGCTAAAATATCTGGTACTTTAACCGCCTCTGTCATAAATACTACTGATTTAATTCTCCCTACCAATGGTGGCACAGTTACAGGTAGCAGTATTGGAAACTTCAATAACAATTCTAAAAGGTATGCTGAAATAACTACAGTGGGTAGTGGTGCTGGGTTTTATCAAGGTTATGTGCGGTTAGTTGGGGGCAATGGCCAAGTTAAAACCATACATCTATTGTTTTCTGATGGTACGGTCGACACTACAGTTACATCAGGTGGTAGTGACACGGCAGAATTATTAGATAGCAGTTCTGGTGTAGTTTATAGAACCCCTGACATAGAACATTTAAATACAAGCATAACTGAGTCTAGGCTAACAAGCAGTGCTGATACCGCTAATATACCTATAGCGTTTAGATATACAGGTAGTAGTACAATAAAATGTTATATATACGGGCAAGGTGATTCAAATTCTAGGCAAATAGGGTCAGCTGATGTTAGGTTTGTTAAATTTAGTGCAAGTTAATTATGGCAGTTTTAAAAAGATACACAGCTAGTTTTACCCCAAATGTTATAACTACTAAAGAAATAACTTCAAATGGTCAAGTTTTGGTCACGGAAGTTGAATACACCATAGATGCTTATGAAACAGCTGACTCTAGCAATACAGTTACTGTACCAAAACAACACATAACTTTTAATTACTTTGCTAAAGACACTGGTGATGTTGATTTTGTGCATATAAGCAACGTAACGGACGATGTTGTAAAGGGGTGGATAACCAACCATTTTAATAGTAAACAGCTAGAACTAAATACCCTTCTATCTCACGCAGATGGAATAACATGGTCAACATCAGATGATATTGACCTAGATAGCCCTTACGGGTAATAATATATAAATTAACTTTGGAGATAAAAAATGCCAGGACACAAAATGAAAAAAATGGGTAAGAAAAAACCTGCTATGAAAAAAGCAAAAAAACCTATGAAAAAAAAGAAGACTATGAAAAGGTCTTATGGTTACTAAACGGAAAAGAAAACCTATAAAGAAAAAAGGTTTAAGCAAAAGGCAGGAGGCCAGTATGAAACGACATTCAAAACACCATACTGCTAAACATATGAAATATATGAAGAACCTTATGATGAAAGGAAGCACTTTTACGGCAGCGCACAAAAAAGCACAGAAAGCAGTAGGAAGGTAACTACCCCCTCCATACATGAAGGAGTCATGGAAAAAAATAATACAATGGGTTGTACAACTTTTTGTAACTCGTTATCAAATAACAGTATCGTTCAACAAAGAATACGGAGATGAGGACGATAAAGTCTATATTACTAAAAAAATAATTGTGCAAAAAGAAAATCATTTAAAGTTTAGAGACCTTGATAACAAAACTATTGAATATAGAAGCGCAGGCGGTCTTAATTACATTATTGAGGAAGTCTAATGCAACAAATATTAATAGGAATTATATTAATGTTAGGTTTAGCAAGTTATTATTTTTATAGCCAAAACCAAATTTTACAAGCTAACAATGCAGCTTTAGAAGGTGCAGTAGCAACCCAAGAAGAAGCCATCAAGTCGTTACAACAAGACTTTGAATTACAAACACAACAACTACAAGACCTTAGTGCAAAAAGCCAAGCAGCACAAAGAGAGTTAAATAGATATTCAGAGTTTATTAGAAACTACCAACTGAGTGACAAGATTATGGGTGACCCAGTTGACATGCAAAGGAAGATAAATAATGGTACAAAACATATCATGGAGGACATTGAGAACATCAGCGCTACTATTGATGATCTTGATGATGGCCTGCAGTTGCAGTCTACTTCCGACTAGAGAAATACAAGTAAGCGCAAAACCTATTGAACGCAAGATAGTCCAACCTATCATGCCCAGAGAGATAGATCTTAAGCAGGTTAGATGGCTTACGATCACTCCAGAAAACTTTGAAGAACAGTTTGCTATTATAAAAGAACAAGAGGGTGAACTTGTATTTTTAGCTATGACCGTGCCAGACTACGAGACCATGGCCTATAACATGCAGGAAATTAAAAGGTATATTACAGAATTAAAAGACGTGGTTGTGTATTATAGAAAAGTAACAGTTATCCAAAAAGAAGAATAATCTGTTAAACTTAAATAAAACTAGTTCAAGGAGGAACATAATGGAGAATATATATGTTAGATTTAACATTAAAATTGATTCAATTAGCCCCTTGGGTTATTTCAGGTGCATCTCTTATTTGTGCCCTAACGCCAACACCAAAAGATGATATCTTGATTGGCAAAATCTACAAACTTGTAGATTGGTGCGCAATTAACGTAGGTAGAGCAAAGGAGAAGTAGATGGCGCAAGCACCAGATGCTTTTGTTTACAAGGCAACTTTAGAGCGAATCGTCGATGGAGATACTTTTGATTGTTCGCTCGACCTTGGGTTTGATGTAAAACTACACAAACAAAGAGTTCGACTGGCCGGCATAGACACTCCAGAATCACGAACACGAGATTTAGCAGAAAAGAAACTGGGCCTTGCAGCTAAAGAAAGATTAAAAGAATTATGCGTAGGTAGCATAAAAATTAAATCTCTTGGTAAAGGTAAATATGGCAGAATACTTGGCATACCTTATACAGAAGATGGTAAAGATATTTGTAAATTGTTAATAGATGAAGGCCATGCAGTGGAGTACCACGGCGGGACTAAAACTAAAATATGGGGTGATTACTAATGGACGAACATAGAAGCAGATTTTCAGGGGATATGGACCGTAATGAAGTTGAGATGGATCTCAACAAATTTATGGCTATGATTGAAGAAATATCTCAACTGAAAGATAAGATTAGGGATCTTGAAGATGAAACTACTAGAAACCCTCATCAAAAATGGATTCACTTAGCTCAAGCTGTTGACTCTTGGAGAATATTTCCAAGGGCTTTTTTAACCGTATATATTATTCTTTTATATACAACAGTAATGTGGTTTATGGATTTAGAAGCACCTAATTTCGAACAATCAGGACTTATATCAGTAGTTGTAGGTGCTGGTGCCGCTTGGTTTGGTTTATATGCTGGAACAAGTGGAGCAAGCAAAAGTTTTAAAGGCGAAGATAAATGAACAAAAAAGAACAGAAACGACACGATAATATTATTGCGTGGTGTTTCTTTATGTTTTGGATAGTGTTTTTAATCGGGTATAACACAGTTGCTCAGGCACAATCGTCACAACAGTCTGGGACAGCTTGCGTGAACGGCACACAGTATTGTGAAAACTCTAATGTTTATACTACAAATGAAACGACTACGAATAACACCAATACGAACACCAACACAAATACCAATACCAATAATACGACTACAAGTAATACTAATGTTTCTACAAATACGAATGTATCGACCAATAACAATACTTCGTCAAATACAAATGTGAATACAAATCAAAATACAAACGTGAACACAAATGTAAATACTTCGACCGCAACCAGTACATCAAACAATACTAATACAAATGTGAATACATCAACTTCTACTTCAACAGTTAACAGCACGGTAAATCAAAATGTCAACAATACAAACACTTCGAACAACACTAACGTCAACACTTCGACTAATACGAATATCAATTCATCTACGTCAGACTCAAATGTTACTACTAATAACAAAAATGTTAATCAAAATAACACAACATCTGACAACACGAATAGAAATATCAACGAATCAAATTCGACACAAACTATTAACCAAAATGTAAAGTCTGAGGCTCCACCAGCATCGGCTATCGCACCAAGTATTATGTCGTATAGTCAAGACCTTTGCACCACAGGGGTGAGTGGGGCATTTCAAGGTCAAGTGTTTGGTTTAAGTGGTGGTAAGTCCGTAAGAGACATGAACTGTGAAAGATTAAAGCTGTCTAAATACTTGTACGATATGGGCATGAAAGTGGCCGCTATTTCTCTACTAGCCCAAGATGAAAGAGTGTTCAAAGCTATGTGGCAAGCAGGCACGCCTGCTCCATATGAGGGTAAGATAGGCGAAGAAGCCAAGAAACTATGGATAGCTAACCCGTCTAAAAGACCAGATAAAGAAGATTTTGAGGAGGAGTTTGTTGCAGAGTGTAGTCAAGAACGCAATCCAAACAGAGACAGAATACAAAATGACGTAGCTGGTTTAATAAGTAAAGTCGTTGTAAGTAAAACAAAATCTAAAAAACAATGCAAAAAAGAATTATATGGGGGTTAATCCTTCTATCCTGCAATCTTCCAGGACAATACACATACGAAGCTAATCAACCTTTATATGATCTACACGATAATGCTAATGACTTCCAAGGTGAGCTAGCATACGAGGTATCTGATGACGGCATTTCACCTGCAATTGATCTTTCTTTTAACTTTACTTTTTACGGCTCTACATTTTCACAAGCACGAATGGCGACCAATGGTTGTTTACACTTTGGCAATAGTGGTAGCTATTGCAGCGACTATACTCCTGATCCACTTAACGGACAGCACACCTATACTATATACCCTTTCTGGACTGACCTCATAAGAGATAGCAATTCTCGTATGAAGTCTTGGGGCGATAGTTCAAAGATGATTTTTGGCTGGTATTATCTTAGAGAATACAATCGTGCAAACACAGACAATAGTTTTGAGATAATACTTTGGAACAATAATTCTTTTGACATTCGCTACAGAGAGTTAGAAATTATTAACCATGATGTGTTGATTGGTGAAGTTGGTTCTAGTAAGGACAATTCATACACTTACTATTACCACGATGAATGTAATACCGGAACAACCAACTCCTCTACTTGCGTAAACACTAACTGGAACAATACAGCTATCAATACCACACTAGAAAACGGTGGCTCTTTGTATGGCTCAGGTAGTGGCAATGGTGTGGATTGTAGTAATCCATTGAATGATGCCAGCTGTAGTGGTTATGCAGATGCTTTATTAACACAGCAATGTAATATCACCCAGCTTTATAGCAACCAATGTCCTAACTACTGGCAAGCTTATGATGACCAACAATGTGATGAAGATCCACAATACGCCTCTTTTTGCCCCGGTTTTAGGCAAGAAGAATCAGTGGCTTTTTTTGATGACAGGAATGTTGACTTTGGTTTTGAAGATGAACAAGAACAATTTGCCACAGGTATATTCATAGACGATGGGCCGCGTCACCATGAAGAAGAGCCATTTATAGTAATAGATATTTTTGAAGAAGAAATGTTTCCGCCTTTTGAAGAGTTTGGCCATGATGATTTTGAAGATTTTTTTGGGGGTCCAGAACCTGAAGAGCTAATTATATTCTTTGAGCCCGACCCTTTGCCTTTTATAGATGACTTTCGCTCCAGGCATGAAGATCCTATACATCAAGAAGATATACTGATAGAGCAATTTGTTTTACAAGAAACAGTCTTTGTGGAAGATTTTACTGAGCCTGAAACGATCATAGCCATAGAAACCATAGAAGAATTAAATGATTGGTTTGAAGAAGAAAGAAGAGACCATCATGAAGAAAGAGAAGAAAGGTTAGTAGAAAATGATGAACCAGAAGAAGAGTTTAGAGAAGAAATCTTTGAGGAAGAAGCCGTAGAAGAAGTATTTGAAGACCTAGAAGAAGTCTTTGAAGAGTTAGAAGAAGAAAGGTTAGCAGAAGTAGAAGAAGAAATCGTTGATGAAGTGGTAGAAGAATTAGATATTATTGAAAATGATGAGCCAGCAAGCAATGGTAAGCTTAAATCTGTTGCTTTACGTGTTATTAAGAGTGCAGTCAAAACTGCAACTGCTAGTGTTAACGTAGGCTCTGTTACATCTCAATCTAACTCATCAAACACAACAGCTGTGAATATAAATACTCAGGCTTCTAGTAGTGGGTCTGGGGGCGGTATCAGTACCTCTAGTTCACCTAGCATGTCAGATCAGTACGCGAGTGCTACGGCCCAAAACAATCAAGTTTTATCTATGAGTGGAGATGTTGGTGGATCTGTGATGGTTAGTATCACGCCTATGAATACTGTTGATGGTGGTACAGAGGTGGTGATGGCTGATGTGCAAGTCCAAAATGTTCAAGGCGAAATAGATACAGCCGTTGGTGGTGTAATGACGCAATCAGAAGCAGATCAAATAGCAGACAAAATTATCGCCCAAAATATAGAGGCCCAACAAGAAGAAATGCAAGAAGAACAACAAGCAACAGGTGAGTATAGTGATGAATCAAGTCTAGTGGCTTTGATAGGGTATGTACCACAATTTAATTCATACACTCAATATACAATACCAGACAGCCCTAGCTGGTACACTTCTCAAGATATATACACGTCTGCTACAATAAATGACAATATAAATGCTTTTTATAATTATGCGAGTACAAATATTAATAATTTAGAAAACATGACAAAAGGGCAACCAAAAATTTGGAGGTAAACATGGATTGGTTACAAAGTAAAACAACACAAGTAATAGCTTTAGTGGGTATTGTTTCAACTCTTGCAGGGTTTGGTTACACAGGGGCTACCTATGTTAACCGTATAACAAACTTAGAAGCTAAAATTGGCGGCATAAGCGAAGCCGAAGATAATGTACAAGTTATCGAAGAACGTTTTGCATCTATAGAAACATCTGTGCAGTTTTTAGAAAAAGCAGTTGATAGCATAGATGTACCTGATGTCACAGAAATTAAAACAGATATAGCTACCATTAAAGCTGATTTAGAAAGCCTAGATAAACAAATAGAGGAAATTAAAGATGACAACAAGAATCCTCTTGCTGGTTAGTATATTTGTAATAAGTTGTTCAACGCCATCTAAATTTATACCTATAGCAGAAAACTCCAGTTTGGAGTGGAATGACAAGTTTGACTCTGATGCATGGAGAGAACAATACAAAAGATGCCAGGCATTCTTGTATGAGGATAATGACGCTTGGCATTGGTGTATGGATAATTCTTAAATGATAGACATTGCCCTGTTCATATTAGGTTGTTTGCTATTGATTGGTTTCAATATTCCAGATCCATAAAATGCCACGTAACTATAAAAAAGAATATCAAAACTACCAAGGTACTACAGAACAAAAGAAACGTCGTGCTATGAGAAATAAAGTAAGAAGGCAATTAATAAAAGAAGGTAGAGTTAGAAAAGGAGATCGAACTGACGTTCATCATAGAGACGGAAACCCTATGAATTTTAATAAAAGCAACTTAGTAGTGCAAAGTAGATCAAAAAACCGTTCTTTCGCCCGAAATCGCCAAGCTGGGAAAAAATGACCTCACACGCTTAACGCTGTTGCATTTTGTTGGCATGGTTAAGGGTATTAATCCAAAACTATGCAAAAGTGCTTGGTGAGCTTGTCCGTGCGTCCTCGAGGGTTTCGTGTTTTTTAAGCGTTTTAACTAGTCTATTTAGGTACCATTGTGCTTTTAGCACGTCTTGAAGACCTTTTTTGTTCTCATAACGCCACATATACTTTTGAATGTTGCCTTTTAGGTATCCTTTGAAGGCCTCCGGTGTCATGCTTTCTTCTATTGCATCTATGCATTCTATATTTCCACTGTTGTAATGTGGTGGTGAGTTTACGTAATCAGTCATAATTTTGCTCCTCCTAAACAAAAGCTTGTTAAGTGATTTATATATAACTTAAAAGATATACTTTTATTAATAAATTCTTTTAGTGTAATTTCTTTTTGAAAAAAATCTTGTGTGGTGTAAATTAAATCTTTAGAGCCTACAACTACAAATGCATTTATGTTGTGGTCTAGATGTTTTTGCAGGCATACACGTTGTTGTTCAGATAAATTAATAAGTATTTTGGAGTTTTCTTTTTTAGGCAATTTTTTAATGTATTTGTACTCAATAAAACAATGTTGATATTTACCAGAATAGAAAGCGTCTGGCACGCCGCCGTGGTAAGGGTCGTTTATTTTCCAGGCATTAATATACTTGGGTAGATGTTTATGAACTTTAGTGATGAAATCCTTTTCTTGCACCCAAGGAGTATAGCACGGTCGGGCATGCGACACTAACTGTCGCAGCCCAACTGCACGAAAAGCTTTAACTAGCTTTGTTACCAAAAGATGATTCGTAAAAAGCTTTTACGTTTTGATACGCTTCGTCTTTTAGCCAGTCTACACGGTTGACTTCTATGTTCATAAAAGCTTGACCTTTTCTGTTAGATGTAGATACAGATGCCATTTTCCATAAAGATGAAAAACGGTCGCCACCAAATTTAGCTATTTGTGTGTTCCATTCTCTGGATACTCTTAGCTTAGATGACGCGCAATCAAACAAGAAAGGTATATCTGAGATGTCACCAGTCTTTTCATCAACTCTTAATAGAGTATGAGTTTGAGTTTGGATTATCTCATGATCTTCTACTTTCTTACCTTCAGCTTCAAGATATTCAACAGCGTCTGAGTTGGATGCAAAGCTACCAACTAGTCCACCACCTTTATCTCTTTTCACCCATAGCACGAACTCTTCCTTAAAGTGTACGTTTACAACGTATACTTCTTGGCCATAGTTTTCGCCAGTCACAGTGTTAATGAAATCGCCGACTTCGGCTTCATCCATATAATCACTATGGTTTTTATCAACTTCATTAGACATCTTTTGAAGTTGCTTCACTCGTGGTACTGAGAGATGGTCAGATGTAACATTCTCATTACCTAGTCGTGTACCATTTTGAACGTGAGCTGGTACTTTGCTCGTTACTATACTTATATCGGTCATGGTTATTTTCTCCTTATTTCATCGATATTAATATTATGTTGACCTGTAGTTAATACGAGTCAACTCTGTGCTTTTGACACCAGGTATGTCTATACCTGCTGCAATAGCTTCCCTATAAGCAGTAGCTGAGACACGCTTATGCATTAACTCAAACTGTCTAGTTTCAGCTACGTGCGTTTGCAGTAGATCCCAATCTTCTACAGTAGGAACAATTTCGTTTTTCAACGATATTGTTTGGCCTCCATTAGAAATTTTGTCGAGTCCTTGCTCTTGCATTCTAATAGAAATTTGTGCTTCTAGTTCTCGTTTAGAAGCGTTTAACTCTTTTTCTTGCGCTTGTAGTTCTCTAATACCGTCACGCAATGTGCCGTATTCGGCTAATAAATCATTTAATTTTTTCATGATACCTCCTTGAGTATGTGTAATAAATTTTCCATTCGCCCGAGTTTAGTGTTTAGCTTCTTATACACTTCAGGCTCCCAAGTTTTTTTGGCTTGTATAAGAATAGTTTCAGTCTTTTGTGTCTGGCCAGCCCTGTGTATGCGTTGATTAAACTGTTGGAAATGTTCTGCATTGTAAGTAGGTGAACACCATATAACTGTATTAGCTTTAGTAAGAGTCAACCCATGAGACGCTGACTGAGGGTGGCAAAATAACGTACGTATCTGACCGGCCTGGAATCTTTGCACGATATCTTTTCTGCGTTCAGCTGGTACAGTCCCATCAATAACTTCGTACGATATACCTTCTTTTTCTGCTAAGGTAATCAAAGCGTCTCTTTCGTGTCGCCAGTTGAATGCTACAAGTGAGTGCGCACGTTGAGATATTAGCGTTATTACAATGTCGTAACGTTCTTGATGGACAAATTGTACAAGACTTTCATCATCGTATACTGCGCCTGTAACTAGTTGGAGTAGCTTCTTGACACGAGAACCTGCGTGTATTGCATTGACTGTGCCTGATTTTGTATACAACACAGATTCTTTAGCTAGTGTGTCGTACATACGCTGTACAGTAGGTGTAAGTTTTGTATTGACAGTTCGTGTTATGTTGTCAGGTAGATCTATACAATCGGACAATGCAAAACGAATAGATATATCAGAAAGTCTATCTGCTACTGTTTCTTCTATACCAGGTTTATCTATCCATTCATTGGCAAAACCATTGAATCGTGGTGTACATACCTGATTACGAAATGCATAAAATCGGCCACCCAATCGTTCGCCGTCATCTATTAGATAAGCAGGGTGCCAAATGTCTAAGATTGTATTGCTGTTAGGAGTGCCAGACATAGCAACTCTATTTGGAAAATGATGAATAATATCTTTGATGTTTTTACTACGTTTAGCTGTGCGATTTTTGAAAGCAGTAAACTCATCAATAACAATAGTATTGAACTGTTTACAGTATTGAGTGTTTTTACGTAAAAAGTTTACAGCCTCAAAGTTAGTGATAACTATATCTAAATCAGTTTGTTTAAATATTTTTTCTCGGTTTTTAGCATAAGCAACGCCATATTTAATAGTAGGTTGGAACTTATTAATGTCTTCAGCCCAAGCTGCTTCTAATATAGAAAGAGGCGCTATGACTAGTGTACGTCCGCCGAGCGCTGCATGCGCGTCAAGTACGGCCCGTGTCTTACCAGTGCCTGGATCAGACGTAATCATACACTTTGGGTTTTCTACAATGAAATTTGTAGTTTCAGTTTGATGAGCATAAGGCTCAGGTATATCGTTCATGTTTCATTCCTCGTTGTTAAAGTATTTGGTGTTAGTTGGTTAAATACTTTATTTAGTTCATTATATCAGGTTATAGCCCATTGACAATGGGGATCTAAACCTTTGCCATAAGTACACCATTTACAGTTGTATGTAGAGGGGTTTGGAGGAAACTCTACAGCTGTAGTCATATTAATAGCTCGCTCATGTAACTTTGGCATAAATATCATAGCTTCGTCTCGCGTATAGGTTTGTTCTAAAGTTGTACCGTGATCTAAATACCAGATTTCTGTTTTAACAAATTCTAGTAATGGGTATCTAAAAAAACTACCTATCGCATATATAAGAGCTTGCTGGCTATGTGCAATTTCATTACCTATTTGTTTACCTGTTTTGTAATCAATAACTCGTGCAGAAGTGTCATCCTGATGCACAAAAGCGTCTAATTTTATACGCGCCCAGACATCAGGGGCCATCCAATCGCATGTTTCCCATGCTCGTGTAAACCCCCAATCACCTTCAAGTTCTACTTTTGCATCAATAAATAACTCGCGTAAGCGTTCAAATTGTGATGTAAACTTTTTAAGTGTGTCAGGTAGCTCAGGGAGCTTACCTTGTACGTAATTTTCTGCTTGTTCGTGTATTGCAGTGCCCCGGGCCGCAGCAGGACCGAAGTCTTCTTGTATTCGTTTTACTTTGGCAATGTAAGATCTATAAGCGCAAGCTTCAAAGGTTTTTAAAGCCGAGTAACTCCAAGCTGGAATATCTCCCAGTTCTAGATCCTCCGTGACCTCAACCGTTGAGATTAGGTCTGGACGATTGGGTTGAGTTAGATTCTCCATTTAAGAGTTGCAAATCCCTTTCGTCAAAATGTTCCTTAATTAGTTGTTCACGAACATTATTGTCTAATTTCCATGTCAAAACAACCCCTCGGGGGATTCCGGCTGCACGATCTTTGCTTATACGTTTACGTGCTGTTTTGATATTTAATCTTGACATACGTTTAGAAAACTCTCTTTGAGATAAAGTGTTACGACTGTCGGTGAGTGCATCGTACACAACTTTAAAATGTGCAAGTGGTATAACTGTTTCTTCTCCCATGGTTGCAATCCAATCTTTAACGTATCTTTGTGCCGTGCTAATCCCGCCGGCGTCAAAGGTGTTTGTAAGCGGAATATCTAATACATCTGTAAAATATTCTAAATTTCGTGTGCGTATTGCATGGGCAGCTTCTTCGATGACTGACATAGATACTTCTTTCATTTCTTTCTTAGCATCGTTTTCTAGCGCAGTATGAGCCATTCGTGCATCAACTTGAAAGCGTTGCAGTACACCGGCCACGACATATAGTTCTTTTTCTAATACGGACAAATTTTCCAGAAGCTCTGGGTACACGACTTCTAGTTTGTTTTCTTGGCGTGGAGCTACATTGTAACGTCTATCTGAGTCTTCTATCTTGACAGCATCTGCTCTGTTAGTTAGAAATATAAAGTTTGTAAAAGACGGCAGTTCCACCTGATTAGTTCGCATCGCACGAATAGTAAGGTTGGGTTCTGTTATTTGGTGTTTTAACTTGTCAGCCATTTTACCTACAGAACCTGAATCTGCCATACGAAACTCATCTACTACAAGAAATAGTGCAGTTCTCATATAAAGATTAAACTGTTCTTCTATATTTTCTAAAGCTCGCATTGGAGTTTGTGCTTCGCCAAAGAGGCGCTTAAGGACTTTGTGCACGAACAAACCTTTACCAGTGCCTGGAACACCCGTAAATATCCACGCTGTCATAGTTTTGCGTTTGTTTTGGTATATATAAGCTAACCAATTTACAAAGTGTTCAAACTCTGGTTTACCGTTACCAAGTGCATGCATTAGTAATTTGTAAAAGTTTGGTGCTATTTTTTGTATTTGTATAGCTTCACCATAAGAAAGTTCTTTTACATTTTCTTCTGCTTTTAACATGTATTCAGTGCGACGATACAGATTTACCGAGTGAGGTATGTCATCAAGGTTAATACCTTCATCACTGCTAGGATCAAATATGACACGAGCATCTGGAATATAATCCATGGTAGGGCGACCATGAGACTTAAGAAAGTCAGTAGTGGACGCTTTATTCGTGGGCGTGAGTGGGTACTCATCGCTAAACTGTTGTTTGGTTTCATCATATACTCCGTTATAATAAGTGTCAGTGTAAAAATCACGTAACACTATTGGTTTATTTTTTGTTTCTGCATTTAATTTATCTGCAAAAATATCAAAAATACTTTTATAAAAGTCAGGATCTGCTTTTTCTATCTCCCAAATAGGTTCGCCTTTGAAGTTATACATGTAATGTGGGTTAGTTAACACAAAAAAGTATGCTCCACTGTCGCCTCCATTTACATTGCAGTTAACATAAGGTTCGGACACACGAGAGATTTGTATGGTCATCTTGTCTGGGTTTTGTAAAACTTCGTGTGATTCACCAGCAACATTGACGGTGGTCACCTTCCCTGTTTTCTTAGGTAGACTGTTTTTCTTTCTAAGATTATCTTTAATCTGCAAACCAAGAGTATGAACCTTTTCAGGATTCACACCTATTAAAGACGAGGAGATCTCCAGGGTTGGTGACCCACGGTCAATTTTAATAAATCTGCCGTTAGGATAAGGATCTTGCACGCCAGTAAACTTTGGCGGTGCAATATAAATTAACTTACTGTTGTCTGCGACTGAAGGGTCAAGTATGTACGAAAGACTTTGACCATTAGCAGACAAAGTAATTTGTTCAGCTAAAAAATCACATTCATAATTTAACATACGAAGATAATCTTTTAGAGTTTTTGGGTGAACAGGCATGTCCATGAGAAAGAATAAATGTAATGATATTTGATCTTTTTTAATACCTAAAGATGCACTAGCTTGCACTATGTAAGATACGTTGTGAAAGATATCAGGTAACTGCAACACGATTTTATCCGCCATTGCTTGTAAGTCATCACCTGGAGTTGCACGTAGTCCATCTATATCTAGTATTAATAGTTCTGTTTTTGCAGAACGGTCGGACATAAAAGCCCGGGGCTCATCTGTGAGTGCACGTTTTAAGGGCCCTTTGTGCATACAAGCACCCTGATCTGCTGCTGCCGTAATTACACGAAATAATTTATTAAAACCTTTTTTATCAATAGATATATCGTGAGTTTCCGATGTAAAGTTTTTAACTAAAGGATATGGTTTTGAACCGTCTTTAGTTATTTCTTTTACTAATGATTTTTTTGCTTTGAGAAAGATGGTTTGCATTTTTATTCTCCTTATTTAAGTATACTTCTTCTCTATCAATGCGTATAGTTGGGTCAGCTTCAAACCCTAACTTGCATTGTTTGTTAGAAACTTGAGTTACAGTAATCGTACATAATTCCAGCTCAGATGCTGAATCATGCACGACAATTTTTTCTCCTACTTTTCTTGTAAGTATTAAATTTTTATTTGTCATAAATAGAACTTATACTTGCCTCTGCGTCTAACGGTAGATCTTTACACCATTTAGGTGGTGTTTTCATTATTGTTAATATTTTATTTAGTATAACATCTGAATCAATATTAGAACCTATAGCTATAATCTCGTCATGAACTTGCATGACTATGTCAACTTCAGGTAGTGTTTGTATGTCTAACATTTGGTCAGTAATAACAATACGTGAAAGTGCTTGGACTACATTTTCAGTGAGTCTTGGTCCGTGCGTGCGTATGTATTCGTTTCTAGAAGTATAAGTAAACTCTGCTTTATCATGTCTTAAGTTTGGATATTTAAGTTGCATGCTATTAGGCAGCTCAAGCCCGCGTGCACGAACGATTAGTGGTCCATAAGACAGGCCATTTGAACTAGGTGTAAGCATTTCCCAAAGTAGGTTTTTCATACCAGACCAAAGTTGAGGTATGTTTGGATACATGCTTCTGTACTGTGTAACAATGGCTTGTGCTGTTTGATCACCAATATCAACTGATGGCGAACCTGATTTTAAAGTATCTTTGTATCTTTGGTGTCCCATGCCATAACCTAACCCGAGGACTGCGGTTTTGCCGACATATCTTTCTAGTTTGTCTTCTTTAGTAATTGTGCGCCCATATATCTCAGACGCAAACTCCGAATATACGTCACGGCCTTCTGCAAATGCACGAAGTAAATCTTCTTGATTAGCAAGCCATGCAAGCATGCGTGCTTCTATATTAGATAAGTCAGCAATGTACAAGGCTTGACCTTCTGGGGCCATGATTGCGTGTCGTAATTTAGATCCGCGTGGCAGATTCTGTAAGTTGATTTTGTCTGAGCCACCAAAACGCCCAGTGTGGGCTGCATAATAACGCAGTGGTATGCTAAATGTACCATCAGGGTTGGTTGAATCAATGAACCTTTGTGCTCTGGTCTCATCAATACGTGACTTAACAACCTCTCTGGCCTCCCAAAGTGCACGGTGTTCTGGATACATGTTGCACATTTGTATGTAGGCAGGATCGTTTTTACCAAAAGCTGGTATCTGTTCACCTGTGCGTGGGGACTTTTTGGTTGGCACTATAATATCTAGTGATTCTAGATGCTTAGCGAACTTTTG